TAACAGAGTGGGTTCTCAAGCACGGCATCAAAGCGGAGCAACTCGATGACTGACTTCCGAACACTCTGCGCCCGCATGGCTGACGAGCTGGATCATTACCGCCAGCTCCTGATGGATGATCGCCGCGAAACTCATGCGCTGGCGGCTGAAGCCCGCGCTGCCCTAGCCCAGCCCGAGCCACAGATAGTGAGCGATGAAGCAATTATGCGACTTGCATGTACTTCGCTTGGTTATGAATACACTACATCCTTGCTCTACAACCCAGAACACGGCATTGGAGCACTGGACGCGCTTCCATCGGAGTTGCTGGCCTTTGCCCGCGCCGTCCTCGCCCACTGGGGCACACCCGCCAACAACACTAGAGAGGAGATCTAATCGTGACTAACCTCTCCCCCGCCGCGCAGGCGATTCTGGATGCCAGCAATCTGCATCCTTGCAAAGACTCCTACCTAATCCTCGCCGCCGCCTTGCGAGCTGCTGCTCAAACACTTGCCTACGAAATCCATTGCCCTGACGAAGGGTGGTATGAGCTGGTCGTGGACGCAAATGACTTGTACGCCATCGCCGCCGAGCTGGAGGGCTAGGCAAATAGGTGTGCGTTTTACGAGACGCACCCCTCGACACCAGCCAGACGGTTGAGCCCAAGTGTCTGGTGCGCCCGAAGCGTAGCAGAATCCGATCATTTCCTACCTGGAAGGTGCTGAGTGAAACGTGAAACCTTCGACCGTCCTGGCATCCGCATCGAAACGTGGTTCGACGGGATCCGCCATTACGTCTGCTGGCGGCCCGGCACCAGCGTTTTTTGCACCAATCGCAAGGAGGTGCTGCGCTTCGTCTCCTGGCCTACCAAAACCCCCACCGGTGATGCCCTCCGAGACTGGCTAACTACCATCGAAGAGGCCGATGCCAAACGGGCCCGATCCGCTGAGCAGCAGGGGCTAACGCCTGAGCTACTCGCCACCGGCTGGGGCCCTGAAACTTTTGACGAAGACCCAACTAAAAACACAAGGATGATCACATGAAACACCTTCGACCGTGCTGCTCGTAACGATGAAATGCCCGAAGTGTAAAAGTACCAGCACTCGTGTTACATGTACAAAGCACCACGGCAACGAAACTAGGCGGTACTGTCGTTGCCTGGACTGCGAGAAGCGTTACATCACGATGGAGACATACCTAGTCCCAGTCCGCGAGGTACACCCCAGGCAAATAAAGCGCGGCGAAGCCAATCACCTCGCCGTGCTGACTGAACAAAACGTGCGTGACATACGAACCCTGGCGCAAACCAACACCTACAAAGTCATTGCCCACCGGTACGGCGTACACCCACAAACCATCTACCGCATCGTCAAAGCGAAACGGTGGTCTCACGTAACAGACACTTCTCCCCTATGAAACCCCTCCTAGCTGCTTTGATTGAGCTGAACCAATCCTTAGGTGCCTACGAGATCGACGATGAACGCCGAATGCGCGCCGTAGTCCACGAAATAAGCCGCGTCATCCGCAGCTGGGCTCCGCCCGAAGAGCGTGCCCGCATCGCTTACCTCACCGCTCACGAAATCGCCGACCGCCTCGACACCGAGATCGGCTAACCCCTCCCCATCCCCCTCCCATGCTCAAAAACGACACCTGGATCCGCGCCGCCGCCAACGCCGGCATGATCATCCCCTTCACGTCCGACCTCATTCGCACCATCCGGTTCCCTACCGAAACCGGCGGCTGGCAAGAGACGAAACTCCTCAGCTACGGCTGTTCCTCCTACGGCTACGACCTGCGCCTCTCACCCAAAGAGTTCCTGGTATTCCGCCACATCCCAGGCTCCATCATGGATCCCAAAGCGTTCAACCCCCTCAACCTCGAGAGCGTCCCCCTCAACGAAGACCACAACGGCTGCTACTTCGTCCTCCCGGCCCACTCTTATGGCCTGGGCGTCGCCCTTGAGCACCTTCGCATCCCCTCCAACATCACTTGCCTCTTCATTGGCAAGAGCACCTATGCCCGCTGCGGCATTGTGGCCAACACAACCCCCGGCGAAGCCGGCTGGCACGGCCACCTCACGCTGGAGTTCAGCAACTCCTCCGGTGCAGACTGCCGCATCTACGCCAATGAAGGCATCGTCCAAGCTCTCTTCTTCGAGGGAGACCCCTGCGAAACCAGCTACTCCGACCGCAGCGGCAAATACCAACACCAACCCGAGCGCGTTACAACCGCTCGCGTTTAAGTCCTGATAGGCTATTACCAGCACAAGTCGGAAGCAATTCCCCCACCATGGCTGGACGCCTCCCCTCTCAAATAGACGGCCTCCGAGAGCGCGAGCGCACTGCTGTCGACTTACTCGCCCGCGGCAAAACCTGCCGCGAAGTCGCCCGCGCCCTTGGAATCTCCGAACGCACGCTCTACACCTGGCGCCAAAAAACCGTCGTCCAACGCGCCATCTACGCCCTCCAGCAGGAACTCCTTGACGCAGGTGGCGGCCAAGGCATCACCGTCATGCCCATGGCCATCGCCACGCTCACCGAGATCATGAGCAACCCAGAATCCCGCGACGCCGACCGCATCGCCGCCTCCCGCGCCCTGATCTCCGGCGCCCAAGCCTTCCAAGAGCGCAAGATGCTCGAGCGCACCATCGCCGACCTCGAGAAACAGCTCTACGGCAGCAGCGAGTCTCATGAGTCTCAAGATGAGACTGCCCTAACGCTCGACCCCGATCTCGCACTCCTCCCCTCCGCTGACCCCGAGGACGAGTGACCGCCTCCTTCTCCCAGCTCCAACGCCGCGCCGACAAACTCCGCGAAGAGCTGGCCCGCCGTCAAGCCCGCGCAGCCAACTACAGCGCTACAGCGTGCCTCAGCAGCCTGCCCGGCGTGACCGACTGGCCGTCATTCGCACGAAAAACCTGGATCCGGACGAGCGGCACGGTAGCCCCCTTCGATCCTTACCCGTACCAGATCGACCTGATCGACGCGATCAACCAGCACCCAAACACACTCGTCAACAAGTCCCGCCAGACCGGCGTCTCCGAGACTGTCTGCAGCTACCTGCTATGCCGCGCCCTCACCGAGCGTGGCTTCGCCGCCGTCATCTTCTCCAAGACCCAGCAGGACGCCTCCGAACTCGGCCGCCGCGTGCGCGCCATGGCCAACAGCCTCCGCACCGAGACTGTCCGCTACCTGACTGACAGCACCACGCAGCTTGCCTTCGAGGGTCGCGGCACGCTGTACTTCCTACCGGCATCACCCCGCGCCGCCCGGGGCATCCCAAGCTGCTCCGTCCTGTTCATGGACGAAGCCGCCTTCCTCGAGGGCGCCGCCGAGATCTACCGCGGCGCCATGCCCACGCTCTCCATGGTGGGCGACGCCGCCAAGGTGATCGTCGTCTCTACCCCCGACACCGAAGTCGACTGGTTCGGCCAGCTCTGGCACTCCGAGGCCGGCGACTGGCACAAAGCGGCCATCCACTACTCGCAGCACCCGATCTACGGCGCAGACCCCGACTGGGCTCGCCGCACCCGGGAGTCACGCCGCATGACGCTGTCGGCATGGAACTCCGAGTACGAGCTGCAGTTCGGCGCTACCAACACGCAGATCTACGCTGGAGAACTGATAGCCCGCGCTTCCCGCGGCCAGTGGCGCGAGTGCGGCTCGGTCAACCGCACCTACGTCATCGGCATAGACCCCAACGGCGGGGGCGACGACTATTTCGTAGCACTGGTTCTCGACATCACGAACCGGCCTTACGAAGTCGTAGGTATGTATCGTCAAAATGGTAAAAGTACCGACTATAGCTTGAAGCATGTCAAAGCTCTTATAGAGGACTACATGCCACAACGAGTAATTGTAGAAAAGCAAGCGATGGGTTCCGTAATCGCTGAAGCGCTACAGCATGTATTACCAAATTATGCCATCGAGACTTTCAACACGAGTCGCCCATCGAAAACGGTTGCCACAGACCGCGTCCTCTACCTGCTCGAGCGCGACGAGCTCATCTTTCCCGCCGGCATAATCTCCGACGAGCTCCGCGCTTTCCAGCAGAAAGAAAACGGAGAACGCAAAGCCACCTCCGGCGCGCACGATGACACAGTGATGGCCCTGTCCTTTTGCTGCTCGCTGATCCCGGAAACTCCAATGATCGGATCGTTCTTCGACAACATCTAACAACGCACGCTAAGCTGCACTTACACCGAGAGCGTGCGTCGCACATTCCGCCTCGGGGAGCGCACTGGGCTCGCCCCACTCCCACTGCGCTTCTTCAACCCAGAACTGGATGGCTGTCTCTCGTTGGGGGCACCACCAGTTCTGCTGCCGAAACCAGGCCCGCCAGTCCAGTGTGCTGCCCTTCAATCGGTTGCAAGTAGCGCAGCAGCACACCAAGTTGCTCCGATCACTACGCCCCCCACGACTCCGAGGTCGTACGTGGTCCAAGGTATCCCCCGGCTTGCCGCAGTAGGCGCATTGCAGCCGCCAGCTATTCAGTATTGACCAGCGAAATCGCTGCTTTGCTTGGCGTTTAGTCCACAGGTCCGATCCATCAATGTGATGGTCAACCATGACGCCCGAGGTCGTTTCCTCAGCGTAGACAGCTACGTCCCGTGAGCTTTCTCCACAAAAATGCAAGGCGCGCTC